ACTTGATATTATTGGTCTCAACTATGATGGTACTACCTTGAGTAAAAAAGGTATCGGGGGCTCGGAAAGCGCCATTATATCTATGGGTCGTGAGCTGGCCAAGATTGGGTTTGATGTTAAGATTTTTAACGATTGTCTAACAGCAGAAACAGCTCCGGGCATATATGACGGTGTTGAATACTTGCCCGTTACGAGCTTAGGTGATCGAGACTATGGTTTTGATATTGTTATTAGCCAGCGCACTGTAATCCCATTTACTCCAATTGAACTATATGATCAAGTAAAGCAGCCCGCACCCCGTGACTTTGATCCTACGCTATTCCTACAATTACAACGTCCCGAACAGTTTAAGATTGTATGGATGGAAGATACATTTATCTGGGGCGATCACTTATTAGAGTTTTTAGTTACTAACAATCACGTAGATGAAATATTCTGTCTAAGTGACTGGCATATTAGTTATACAGCCACTACATTCTCACACGGTCCTCGACGCAACTTTGAAGTCCTAAAGAACTATATTTGGCACACACGTAACGGTATCAATAGATGGATAGACTGGGTTGATGCTAAGGCCAAAGACCCTAACCTGTTTGTCTATAACGCAAGTATTACCAAAGGTATGGAGCCACTTGTCCGCGACATATGGCCAAAGATTAAATCTCGTTTTCCACAGGCAAAGTTAAAGATTATCGGCGGCTATTACAAGTTCCGCACTGACAGTGGAATGACTGAAGCACAGGCCAAAGTCGTAGCCCTACAGGAACTAACAAAGAATGATCCAAGTGTAGAGTTTACAGGTATTATTCCTCAGCCCAAAATTGCTGAAATAATGTCACAGGCCTCTGCGTTCCTATATCCAGGCGCTTATCCAGAAACAAGTGGTATTAGCTCCATGGAAAGTATTGCCTACAATACTCCTATCATCGGCACACGCTTTGGTGCTATGGAAGAGTCAGCCACTGAATACGCTGGCTACTATATTGACTATCCTATTGAGCCTAACGGATTGTTTCCTTGGATCAATAAACAACAGCAAGTGGATCGTTATGTAGATTTAGTTACTCAGGTGATACAAGATCCATACCTACATCAACAAAAGCAGTATGCTTGTAATGCTGCCCACGATGTGCTTAATTGGGACACAGTGGCCTTGCAGTGGAAACAACACTTCTATAATACATATGATCTCCCATTATCTGTAGAAGAACAAGAGCGAGTAGATTGGATCAACTACAGAGTACATAAGGTATTTGCTCGTAGATATGTCAATGAGGAAGACGTTATTGTATATGATCCTCCTGCCAAACTAACACAACTACCTAACCCAAAAGTTAAGTTGGCCTTTATTGATATTGTGGGCATGGCCTATGATGGTGATACACTTAATCGCAAAGGTTTAGGTGGCTCGGAAAGTGCTGTGATCCTTAATGCTCGTGAGTTGGTTAAACTGGGAATCGATGTTACTGTGTTTAATGCCTGTGACGAAGATGACAACAAGCCTGGAACTTATGATGGTGTAGTTTATCGTCCTCTAAGCGAGTTATCACAAGCAGATATATATGATGTTGTTATCTCATCACGAGTAGTAACTCCGTTTATTACAGAGCCTTGGTACGATTATCCGCAGACTACTAATCGTAAAGTTGACTACTCCGTATTCAAGCAAATGCGTGAGAAGGCCAAACTTAAAGTATTTTGGATGCACGATACTTTCTGTTGGGGAGATGACATACTTGAGGATTTAGTATCCGCAGGTGCTATTGATGAGATATGGACACTTAGCGATTTTCACGCTATGTATGTTATGAATGCCGCACATCCACGCTTACGACACTTTGAAACACTGCGCCGTCATATGTGGACTACTCGCAATGGTATTGTTAAGTATTTTGATTCAGTAGATATTGACGCTAAAGATCCTAACAAGTTTATCTTTAACGCTAACATGAGTAAAGGATTAGATCCCTTACTAAACTTAGTATGGCCAAGAGTTAAAACTCAGTTACCCGATGCACGACTTACTGTTATTGGCGGTCATTACAAGTTAGGTGCTGCGTTTGCTCACGGTGATGAAGAGTCAGAGTTTATGAAGATAGCAGGGCCACACATGGCAGATCCTACTATTACATTTACAGGTATCATTAGCCAGCGTGAAGTAGCCGATCACTCTGCTACAGCCAGTTATTTTATCTATCCAGCAGCCTTGCCCGAAACATACGGCATTAGTACTGTAGAAGCACTTTACGCTAATACTCCTTTACTAACCTGCCGATTTGGAGCATTAGAGGAAACAGCAGGCCTACACAGTTATATGATAGATTATCCTATCGTGCCTAACGGTTTGTTCCCTAACATCGATCCTGTTGCACAAGCAGACAAGTTTGTTGCTATGGTAGTAGATGCTTATAACAATCCTCAAGAACATCGTCGTAGAATGGAAGCCTTAGATGAAATTAAAGATTTAGTAGGATGGGAAGTTACTGCTCTTGAGTGGAAACAACACATCTATAATAAATTAGGCTTATACCTAAGTCGTGAGGAAAGTCAACAAGCACGTTATACTAAATCTAAATATCATTTGATGTTTAATCGCCGTAGCTCTACAGAAGAAGAATGGCTGGCTCCTAAACAACTAAAAGAAAAGAAGATAGTTGTAGTCAGTCCTTTTTATAATGCCCGAGATTATGTAGCACGTTGTATTACCAGCGTAGCCGCACAGGACTATGACAACTATGAACATTGGCTTATAGATGACTGCAGCACAGACGATACATATCAAGTATTACAGGATGCTATCAATCAACTGCCCGAGGAAATACAGCCCAAGTTTAAAATAATTAAAAATAGTGAAAACAAAGGTGCTGGATTTAACTATGTAATCAACATACGAGCACTGGCACTCGACACTATCGCTGTCATGCTCGACGGCGATGACTGGTTAAAAAATAGCCCAGACATATTTGACTACTACAACAAACTGCATGACGACTATGACTTTACCTATGGTTCATGTTGGTCAGTAGTTGATAGCATTCCTTTAATTACACAACCTTATCCACCTGCTGTTAACGAAGCTAGAACGTATAAAGAACACAAGTTTAATTGGAATATTCCTTATACACATCTAAGAACACTTAAAGCTAAATTACTACAATTTACACCCGACTATGAGTTTAAGGATAAAGACGGCAATTGGTTTAAGGCCGGAAATGACCTAGCCATATTTTATGCGGCAATCAGCCAAACTGATCCCGATCGTGTGTATGCGGTACCTGATATTGTTTGTAATTATAACGATGCTAGTCCCTTAAATGATTACAAAGTAAATCGTGCTGAACAGGACCGTACTATTGCGGCAGTAGTTCCTAACAGCACAACTAAACCTGTAGTAGCCAAATCACAACCTCAAATGAATAAACCTAAAAAACGTATTCTTATTGCTATACCAAGTAACAAACTTATCGAACCAGAAACGTTCAAGAGCATCTATGATCAGATCATACCAGATGGATATGAAACTGTTTTTCAATATTTCTGGGGATATCAAGTAGAACAAGTACGTAACTTGATCGCACACTGGACTATACATAATAACTTTGATTATTTGTTTGCCGTGGACAGCGACATATCGTTCCCTCCTGATACACTGGCCCGACTACTAAGTCACGACAAGGACATAGTTAGCGGTGTGTATATACAGCGTATCCAGGGTCAGCATACTATTGAGATCATGCGTAAGAATGATCGCGGTGGTGTAACTCATGTAGATTGGGCTACTATTAAAGGACAGGGGCTTGTACCTATTGATGGGTGTGGGTTCGGTTGTGCTTTAGTCAAACGTGAAGTGTTTGTGGGCATGGACTATCCACACTTTGTTTATAAAAGTGCTATCGATCACAAAGATACTATCAGCGAAGATGTTTATTTCTGTATGAAAGCTCGCGAACGAGGATTTACTCTATGGTGTGACACTGATGTTATTTGTGATCATACTGGATCATGGACATTTAGAGTTGATCGCAACATGCCCGCTAAACAAGAAGAGTCAGCAGAACAAAAACGTTTAAGAGAACTAGGCTCGTGGGACTTATTGCCCCCAAAGCATTTTGAATACCTATTACGTATGCGTGACGAAATGGGTATTCAACCTCGAGTAGTATATGATATCGGTGCTTGTGTTCTACACTGGACTAACCGTGCTAAACGAGTATGGCCCGGTGCAGAATACTGTGTATGTGAAGCTATGGATGCTACAGAATTCTTGTACAAAGAAGCTGGCTTAAAATATAATCTCGGGCTTCTTAGCGATCAAGACGGTAAAGAATTAACCTTTTATCAAAACACAGAACACCCGGGTGGCAACAGTTACTATAGAGAAAACGAAGAATATAGTCCTGCGGCTGCTGTCTTATATGATGACGCACACAAAGTAGTTAAGCAGTCTATTACACTAGACACTGTGGTTAAACTACGAGGCTTTCCTCCTGCCGACCTAATCAAAATGGATGTACAGGGCGCAGAGATGGATGTACTTAGAGGTGCAACTGAATCATTAAAAACCTGTAAAGATTTGATCTTAGAATTACAAAAGATCAAATATAATACAGGTGCTCCGCTTGATGCGGAAGTGATTGCCTACGTTGAAAGTTTAGGATTTAAGTTAGTGACTGCTCGTTTCTCTGTATCAACTGATAATGCACCCGACGGCGACTATCACTTTACTAGAGTTTAATAGATTAGATCAACATACATATCAATGACGGCTTCTCTAGTAGGTCCTAAGTAGTCGTTATTGATAATTTCATAATCAATATCATCTTGCCAGAATACACGTAATTCTGTTTCGCTTTGTTCGGCAATGATCTTATCATACTCGCCATAACTGATATATTCGATAAGATTGATTTTAGGATATCCTACAAGTCGATTGTTTCTACCATTCCATATCCAACGATGGTGTATAGCACCCCTAAATGATTCTCTACGCTGTAGTTCATAGTATTTGCTAGGTACAGCAATAAACCCTTGTTCGGCTATCATAGGCATGTACTTTAGAGCTACCATAGGATCAGCAATATCTTCTAGTGTATGCGTACAATTACAAAAACTAAACTTACCATGTTTTTCAACATAGTCAAATAGTTGTACCCAATCTTCAGCATTGTTAATATTGCCCGCAAATTCTACAACATCTGTTCGGCCAGCAGGGCGTAGATCAAAGGTGTGTGTTAGATAATCTTTATTAAACGGATTATGTGTAGCACCAATGTCTAATAGGGTAAAATTAGGAGTTTGTGCTTTTAGTTGTTCAACGTGGGCTAAAACGTCTGGGCGCCCCCATAGTTCTTCTTGATGAATATATAGTCTTTGTGTCATACAACTATTTAAGGAGCACGGCCCTACCCCGATAAATAACTGAAAGAACACCTACCTTAGGACGTTATGCGTTACTTCAGGTGTGCCCGGCTGCTGGGCTAGAATATTACGGAGTCGTGCCCGGAATGGTATTCTTCAAGTGAGCAATAAATACAAGACTATGAAAACGTTCAAACACTATCTACAAGAAGCAGAAACCAAGACTAAAACCAAGTCCAAAGTTAATATAGGTCCAGACCTTGATGCTCCTGTAGATCAACCTTTAGCCAATAGAGAGCCAGAAAAAACCCGTCAGGAACCAGAAACTCCTAACATTCGTAAAAGTAGCAAGGCAAATACTCAGGCTAAAACACAGGGCCTATCAACACCAAGAATGGCAGATTTGTTAAGCCGTATGCGTGATATCGACGCAGGGCCAGAAGATGATTGGGCAGGATTTGACGAACCCGAAGATAATACAGCAGTATCAACAGAAGTTAATACAGCTAACTTACCAGCAGTAGCAGGACAAAAACTACAAGCTGCTGGCATACAAGAACCAGAATTTCATAAAGTATCAAACTTGCCGGGCAACATGCAACGTGCTATTCGCACATTAGGAAAACAACTATTCCGTTCAATGACACGCACTCCTACAGAAGATATCTATATGATTGCCAATTTAGGTGGACGTGGGCCTAATACACCAGCAGAAGTAAATGCTGTGGCCGGTTGGGTACGTAAGAACGGTGAAGATCTAGGCCCAGGCGATATAGACTTTGATACAAGTATTCCGGGATACAATGCTAATATACATCAATACACAGCAGGCGGCATACGTTGGCTACTAGTTCAAGATGAATTTGGCAATTATATCTATTCTTGGCCTGAAAACCAAAGCGTAACACCTCATAATACTCCAGAATTGGGTCAAAATGAACCAGAAGCACCTAGATTAGCCAACAGATAAATATCAGTATGAAACAACAAACTCATCAATTATTTGCCCAACTATGCGAAAATGTACTTGCTGAAGCTAGTACTACAATGGACCTTATACAAGGACAGCCAGGTGGGCAACAAATAGTCAAATTCCTGCACTCACAACAAGGTCTATCACATGATCAAAATTATGTGAAGGCTCCTAAGATTAGTTGGAGTGAACTTAAAGACTCGTACCGCGGTGCTTGGGTTATCCTAAAGTATCCTAAAGGTGTTGGTGCTATTAAACAAAGCGGCGGTAGTTACGAAGCTGCTGCTAGTACTGGTCAAGAGCCAGAAACATTCCGTGATAGTCGTGGTGGAAACATCCTAGACTTTCTTAAAAGTCGTCTTGGTGGTAATCCAACAGCTATGTATGTTGGTAAAGAGGCGGGCAAGACCAAAGAACTAAAACAAAAACGTGCTTCACTTCAAGCACCGAGCAAAAATAGCATAACAAATCCAGAAGGGCTAGTAGAAAAATTCCGCCCACTATGGGTTAAAGCTGCTACAGCAGCCATCGCCGATGTTAAAGGTATAGTTTCTACAATGGTTAAAAATGATGCATTTGATAAAGCATCACATAAAATTAGTCTTCTTCAACACTTGACTAGAGCCCTTGATGACCTAGAAACAGGCGAAACAAAAACACCAGACGCATTTAAAGAAGCCGTTAATCAAGCAATACTATTAGCTGCTAGTCACTATTATCCAGAACAAACAGGTAACATTACAAGAAGCTATCGTGGATTTAATGCTGAACGTTCAGAAGGACAAGAATTATTATTAAAAGATATTGCTAACGGTGATACTTCTAAAATTGGAACAATCCTAGCATTCTTCAAGAGGAGTTTAATTTCAAGATGAGACTAAGACAAATGTTAAACACTCCTCGTGTAGTTGTTGAAGCTAACATAGCAGGTAGCATTCTTAAGGATCCTAAAAAAGCCAAGATGTTGGCCATTGCTTTCCGTCACGACGGAACACTACCACGTCAAGTAGTAGCAAGTTTAGGACCCCGCCCTACAGATGAACAAATTGTTCAAGCATGGGGCAAATTAATAGACGATACACTGCGCACTAACAACTATGGCGACTTATCAGCAGATGGTAAGTTTGATGATTGGCTAACACGTTTATACATCAACGGTGCTGCCGACTACGAAGATATCAACGGCGAAGGCGGTGATGCTCTCGGTGCTTGGAAAGCACTAAGCAAGCGTGGCCTACTCAAGCCACAAGATCAAGACTTTAACAAATTTACCAGCATTAAACAACTACAACGTATTCGTAACAATAGAGAATATCGTGATGAACTACGTCGCATTGCCGATGCTGAACGCATTGAGAAAATGAAGCGTGAAAAGAAAGAAATTGTTATTGTTGATGACGAGCGTTTCTTAGTTACTATTCCTATGAACTACGGTGCTTGCTATACATTTAATAACGAAGCAGGATTTACTGCTAGTTTCTGTACAGGTTCTAGCTCTGGCTCAACATGGTTTAATCGTTATGCCGACGAAGGTCCGATTATTTCTGTAGTAGATAAACAGAATATGGGCAATGTTATGGGCAAATGGCAAATTCATGCTCCAACAAACCAAATTAACAATGGTGACCAAAGTGTTCGCCAAGATAGAAAGTTTGCTGAACTATTTCCTGGCCTAATGAAAAAGATTGCGGCGGGTATTGAAGCACATGCTGACGAAATCAAACAAGCCAGTACCGAAGTTGTTCGCGGTGGGTATGATATTCCTCGTGCTGTAGCACAATTAAAAGACAAATTCCCACTTAGCTGGGCAAGTTCAGAAGAACCAGAAGCTGAACCAGAAGCCGGGGACGATGATGCTACTCCTGGTACTTGGTCAGTAACACATATTCCAAGCAATAGAACTGCTAATATTCCAGCTAACAACAGAGAAAACTTGATGCAGAAACTAACTGCCAAGTATCCAGATTATCCGTTAACCGATTATCGTATCACTAAAAACGCTGCCGAGGCTTAATAGTGCGAGCTAAAGAGTTATCAGCAAAAAGTAAACCTATTATCTATGTTGATATGGACGGTGTGCTGGCTGATTTATTTGGACATGTAGGTGCACTGCATGATGTAGAACACTACAATCAAATGACCGGTGATCAATGGGAAGAGTTCTTTAAGAATTCAAATGCCTACGAATTGTTCCGTGACTTACCAGCATTTGCTACTGCTAATCAACTATTACAAATAGTTAAACAACAAGCAGGCGGCTATACCATACTGAGCAGTCCTTTAAACTTTGACAAACAAGGTAGTATTAAAGGCAAGAAAGAATGGTTAGCCAAACATATTCGTGTACCAGCAGACAACATGATATTTGATCATGAAAAATACAAATACGCAAAACAGCCAGACGGTACTCCAAATATCCTAATTGACGACTATGGTGTTAATATCACTAAATGGAAAGCAGCCGGTGGCATTCCTATCAAGTATCAAGCAGACGAAAACGATCTAAGTGTTATTACCAAAGGGCTAGCTCGTGCAGAACAAACAGCCTCACAGCCAAAACAAGATCTTAGCGAAAGCACAAGTATGCCCGAGCATAAAGATAACTTTGTTGCTATGTTTAAAAAATTCCTACCTTTGGCCATGCACTATCTAAAAATTGATAGCTTACCAGAGATGAAGTTCGAACCGCATATCCGTGATACTGAGCAACCAACGTTTGGTAAGTATGACAGTAGCACTCAAGTATTGCATGTAGCCCTATTAAACCGTCATCCAAATGATATCTTGCGTACAACAGCTCATGAGCTATGTCACTACAAACAAGATATTAACGATGAGCTAAACCCAGAAAGCGGCGTAACCGGCAGCCCAGAAGAAAACGAAGCTCATGTTATGGCAGGTATTATCATGCGCCATTTCAACAAACAGTATCCAGAATACTTAGACTCTGATCCAATCACAGAAGACAAATAAAAAGGACTCCGAAGAGTCCTTAGTGTTTTTATAGTATCCCTACTATTGAGCTATGCTCATCCGTGTATTATTTTTTTGCGCCTGTATTAACAAAACTATACATTTTCTCAGCAGCTTCTAATACCTTGTCCATTCCTGGAAACTCAGGCATATCAACTTTGCTAATAATTTGTCCAGTCTTCTCATCACGTTGTGCAGTCATTTCCCAACCAGCAAACTTAACTTGAAAGTCTTGTTGCACTAGGTCTTTAGCCATAGCTAAAATGTCTGAACGGATTTCGTAACCGTTTTTGTTAAATTTAACTTCTGGTAGTTTTGGAGTTTCGAATGACATATTATTTGCCTCCAAATGCTGGAACTGCGTTTTTAACTAATGCTTCAGCGATGCTCAAAGTTGTTTCAACTTGCCCTTTGGCAAATTTAGTTTGTGCGTCAACTAGCTTGATAAGTTCTGCTTTGAATTTAGCGTCTTGAATGAATGTCTCGACGAATTGTTTTTTACCGTTCTGAACGGCATCGATTACTTGATTAAACATAATAATTCTCCTTTGTGTGTATGTTTGTGTGTTGACAACAATAATGCTGTCTACTTTATTTAGTATAAAGACTTAGTTACTAGTTGTAAAGCGATATGGCGAAAATCTTTTACTCATATAATCAAATACAGCTAGGTTACTGTCAGTTGCTTCTTCAACATAAGTTCTAAAATCTGGATGATCTAATTCAATATCAGCTAGAGTTTCGCCGCACTCTGAATGAATCTTAATATGATTCTTAACGCATAAGTGCTTGATTACAGCATTTTTAGTTAGACAAACCATACAGCCTTTTAATATACCGTGTGTACGACAATATTGGATACAACGTTTCATTAACAAATTACCCAATCCTTGCCCTTGATATTCTTTGAGTACTGAAAATGCTAGTTCCATGCCACCTTGAGTAGCAACGTGCCCAACAGCAACAACTTCTAGTTGAGCATTTTCGACACAGAATAGTATGTGGTATAATGAATCAGCTTCGACAGTATCGCACAGTTGATCAATAACATCATCAGTTACCTGATAACCAAACCTTAAGAGTTTACTGTCCTCATCTAATGCCTTAAGATGAGTACGATATTTTGGATACTCTACAACTAAAAGTCTGCGTACGGTATGCATTAGACGCCCCATCCGCTACCTGATTTCATTCGTGCCTTGACTTCTTCCATACGGGCTTCCATTAAGGCATCCCAGAGGTCTTTAAGAAACTTACGCATTATAATCCTCGTGCCCAAATACCATCATCGTATTCGCGAGCGTATTTTTCTACTTCTGCAGTAGTTTGTGGATTTTTGCTTACAATGTATGCTTCTAATTCAGAACCATATGTACGTGGTTCAAACCAATTTGCTAATTTTTCTAATAACTTTGACATTTTGTGTCTCCTTGTTTAATTTGTAAAAACTCATGGTTTCTACTAACATATATTTAGCAATTTTATACTGCGGTGCCACATTTTTAACCATTGATTTTGCCAAAACTTTATATTACAATCGTGCTACGGTTAACTAAATATTATAAAGGAAATATATTTTGAAACGAGCTACCAAAAGTCTGTTAGAAGAATTAAATTCTATATCCGAAAAGAAACACGGTGAAGCTATTATTGAAAGCCGTGCTACTCATGTTATCGATTCGGCTATTAATTTACTAACATTGATCAAAGAAAACTTTGACCCAGAACAGGCCTATGAGTTAGAACGCCGTTTCATTAATTCAATCAAGGGCGGAGATCCTAGTAAATTTGTACGTAGCATACGCAGACTGCGTGATAACAAGGAAACTGCCAAAAATCTTAAAATTGTCGAAGGCGACTTAAAAGACGACGATTAACCTAATAATATTTGTCTAAATCAAGCACCGGCGGGTGCTTTTTTTATGACTATGCTAAATAAAATTAAGAAGAGACTCAAAGGGAGTCTTTAAAATTTAAGGAGAATTAAAATGGCAGGATTTCCAAGAGTACACGGTCACTCTACACCAGGTTGGTTTGTAGGACGTGAATTACAGTGGTTAAAAATTAAACGTTTCGACGACCGTGTTAACGGTACATTAGATCAAGCAGCAATTGATACAGTTGTTGAAATTTTAGAGCGTCACGGTGAAGTATTTTTTATTGGCGAGCCACACGTTAGCGATAACTGGGGTAAGTTTATGGTTTTAGTCGCATTGAATACATTCAATGACGGTAATGACACACTAGGCAATATTGCTTCTAATCCAGGTGCATTAACTCTACAAGAAGAGTTACAAGCTGTTAGCTTAGGTGGCGACGGTGTTATGGTTGAATACTGGCACGTTTATGATGGCGACAGTTTTGGTCCAATCAGTTATTGTTAATTAATTAATTGATATAAAATCCCTGCTATATGCGGGGATTTTTTTTTGGTAAATGGACTAAATAATTACATAATAAGCTTCATTGGGAAGCTTCAAAAGATTAGGAGATGTCAAAATGGCACAAATTATTAAAAAGAACGAAACTGTAGTAGCTCCATTTTTCAAGAATGGTGTTACACTTGATTTTTACACAATCACTTTCCCAAGTGATATCCGTAGCAAACTAACTGCTTCTACAACTACTGTTAACGGTGTTACAGTTACAGATCGTAGCCCAGTTGCTGCTGCTCTAGAAGCAATCCAAGCACGTACAAGTATCGAAATCATCGGTACACCAGCTAACACTGGTACAACCGTAGCTGTTGCTATCGCTTCTTTAGGCGGTGCGTATGGTTCAGACGACTACCTACATAACGGTAGCCCAGAAACATTTGCTACATACCTAACTAGCTTAGTTACTTCTGCTGTTGGCGCTGCTGGCGATCACGTGTTCCAAGGTGTTAACTTAGCTTCTGCTTCTGTAACTTCAGGTTCATTCTAATCTAAACAATTAGAACGCAAGGAAGGGAGTTTTTTAACTCCCTTTTTTCTTGACCATAAATATATAAAATAGGTACTTTATGGACACAATAGAAATACAGACTTTAATAGACATTACCAATACTCAGGTAGTAAGGCCTAATCAAGGCTCACAACTTGAAATAGACCAACATAGAAATTTTACCACACTTCGACAATGTGCTGAAATTAGATCTGTTATAAATTACGAGTCTGGCCCTACTTCAGAAAAACAAGACATTAAAGGCATAGGGTTTGGCACTGCTTACAAGGGTAAACACACAGTATGGACGTTTAGATTTAACTCAGACCGCCCGGGTGTGTATATAGATGATCAAGGCAATCCTTTGGGTTTCCTAATTAATGATCTAGACCAAATTCCTGTAATTAAAAACCTTGCTGAAACGATAAATATTGACAAGGCGATCTTTGATCTAAAAGATAGTCGTTATAAAAATACCATCATCAAGGCAATTACAGGCACAACTTAGGCAAGTAACAATAATAAATTGTAACCCTATCGGAGAAAAATTGTGTCTAAAACCACAGAAATTGAAAAACAAAATCTTGAAGCACACGTTGAATTGTGTGCCCAACGCTACGAAGCCCTCGAAGGCAGACTGAGTAATATTGAGAAAAAAGTTGGCGGCCTACAAAAAATAATTGAAGATAGCCACAACAGCATGACTAAGGTACTTATTGGTACAGGCGGAACAGTTGTTACTGCTATCCTTAGTTTAATTGTTGTACTACTTAACAAAGCTCACTAAATGAAAATATATGAATTAGTCAGCGAGCAAACTATTGCTCCAACAGGTACTATGGCACAAGGCGGATCTACTCCTATGCCCACTACTGCTCCTACACAAACAACTACCCCCGGTGTAGCTAGCACAGGTACTAATGTAGCAATGGGTCAAGATCCTAAAATTGGATCACAGATCAAAAGTAATCTAACTAATTTAAAAGACATATTAGGTCAAGCCGGTGGCGGCAACATTGACGTTGCTAAACTAACTCAAGCTATGAGTCAAAATGATCCAAATAAGCCTATGAATCCACAACTACAGGCAGCACTAAAAAGTATGATTCCTGGACTATCAGATGCCATGCAGAATCAACAGGCTGCTAGTCAAATTAAAAGCGGACTTAAAACTGGCCTACAGGCTCAACAAGCAGCCCAACTAGCTCGTCAAAAAGAAATTGATCAACAGATAGCCGCAACACCAAAATGAAAATACAACAACTACTAAGCGGTCTCAGCATCTCTGTCACTAACCAAGAACAACAGTTCATGGAGCGCCACAGTGATCGTGTTAAATTGACCAGCCTAGACGAGCACGACCAATGGTTGGCTCAAAATATGGTACGCAAAGGTTTATATTCTATAAGTAATGATAGTACTACTTTGATAAAAAACCTAGATGAAACCAATCCCAATTGACCTTTACGATAAGATCGAACGAGTAACAGAAACCGTACGCAAAGGTTTTCTGAACAAAGGTATTGTTATACCCGTTAAAAATCGTGATGGCAGTATCAATCTAGGACATTTTAAAGTAGTCAATCAGCACAATGGGTTCTATGCTATTTTTAATAGTCGAGGTGATACAGTAGTTGATCAAATTAACCTTCCGCAGACTGCGGCGCTGTTAGCTAATGATCTAGCCCTAGGACGTTGGATAGACAAACAGATCCTAGAAAGCGATAGAAAATACGGGTATGCCCTATTTGAAGAATTGCTTTATAAACAGCGGTTAGCTAAGAAGAATCAAGCATTGGCAGACTTTGAATTTGCTCTCAATAACAGTATAATATTCAAAAGAAAGCGGGAAAGTTACGAGCGGACAATCATTAAGAGATTTGAAAAACTCCGCAAACTGACATAAATAACTTAAATTACTTTTGGAACTCATATGAAAACTGCAGATTTTAATAACCAAATTACTAGTTCTAAATTACGTGAGAATTTAGAAAAACAATTCGGCGCTAGGGTTAACCTAGAGAAGTATGATCGCGAACAGTTAGAAGACATTCGTAACAAGTTGCGTACAAGAACACATCAAGCAGAAAACAAAGCAGGTTACAATGACCTGTTAAATAATGAGTCATATCAAAAAGATAAAGCAATGCTAGAGTTGCTCAACACAAGGATAAAAGAAATGCTAGGCGAACAAATGAAAAAATTGCGCGATACAATCGACCAATTAAACGAAAACAAAAAGAGTGTTAAGACAGTTAAGAAATCAAAAGGTTCAAAGCCAGACTTTCTAGACCTTGATAAAGACGGCAACAAGACTGAGCCAATGAAGAGCGCAGCCAAGAGTGCTAAAGTTAAAGAAGGTGCTAAACCTGACTTTTTAGATCTTGACAAAGATGGCGACAAGAAAGAGCCAATGAAGAAAGCTGCTAAAGAAAAGAATGTTAAAGAAGAAATGAAAGTTGGAGATAAGAAAAAGTCTTCAACAGGCGGCACAATTGAAAAGACCAAGACTGGTGTTAAGCACACAGCTGGTAAGAACTATGGTGCTCAAAAACAACCATTCGATAAAGACAGCAAAGACCTTGACGAAGCTAAACATGATTCCGATTGTGATTGCAAAGAATGCATGGGTACAATGGAAGGCAAAGACGAAGGTAAGCCAGGTAAAAACTTTGCTAAGATTGCAAAGAAAGCCGGTAAGGAATATGGTTCAAAAGCTGCCGGTGAGCGTGTAGCAGGCGCTGTTCGTGCTAAGTTGGCCAAAGCTGGCAAGTTAGAAGAAAGCCAATTCAAACACAATGTTCGTTTTGTAAATGAAAGCATTGAGTTCCTATTAGCAGAAGACGAAGAAGGCAAAGCCAAAGCAATCACAGCCGCAGGCGATATCGTTAATGACTACACAAGTTGGATGCAACGTGTTGGTCAATACCAAACTAAATCTATGATTGAATTAGCTGATGCTATTCGTGCAGACTTTGGTGCTGCTGAAGCAGAAGCATTCAAGAATGCAGTTGGCCCGGCACTATCAGCTACATTAGAAGTTCTAACACAACAACGTGAAGCGGTATCAAATGCTGTTGCTGTACTAGCAGGCGAGGCAACTCCAGAAGAGCCAATGGGTATGGAACCAGAAATTGGTCCAGGAACAGATGACATGGACATGAGTGCGCCAGATGATCTAAATCCAGAAGCGGGTGCAGACCTAGGCGACGAGTTCGGTGCTAGTGATGCTGCTGCAGGTGGTCCAGAAGCAAGCGGTCGTGAAATGCGTGAAAGCAAACAAGAAGTTCGTGCTCGCAAGTTAGCTGAATCACATTCAATTATGGCTAAGTTAGCCAAGTAATGAGATTATTTGAAGTAGACCAAGGATCTGCATTAGAGATCCTTCGAGTTTTAAAAGGTTTGGCTAATAAAGATGGCCAAGCTAGTACTATTCCATGGCCAGCTGTTCAAAAGACACTGGCCGGTTTGGATTTAGGTATTTCCACTCCTGATGCTTTAATCAAACTAGCCAACGATACTGACCCAGAAGGTAAGGTATTTTCAGTTAGCAAAGATGAACAGGGCAATATTGTTCTAAACACCAACGTTAAAGATCCAGAACAAGCACCACAAGACAAGCCAGCAACAGGTCCAAGTGTTGATCGTATGGCAAAATCAAACTCCGATTTAAGCTCAAAGATTTGACATAGTAAGTTAAGATGTTATAATTAAGTTTATGACAACTTATACTCCCCCGCCTTTCGTAGAGCGTTTCAAATATAAAAACTGCAAACAGATCAATGATCCTGTAACACGCAAACGAGTTTACCAAACTCCAGACGGTGAAACATTACCAAGCGTAACCACAATCCTTAGTGCTACTAAAGATATGACAGCACTTAATGAATGGAAGAAGCGAGTAGGGGAAGCACAGGCACAGCAGATTACTACAGAAGCTGCAGGTCGTGGAACTAGTATGCACAAAAACTTAGAAAGTTTTATCGCCGGTCTTCCTCGAATGACAGGCAACAATCTAGTTCATCAAATTTCTAATAAAATGGCCGATACCATTATCGCCAACGGACTCTCTAAAATGCAAGAAGTATGGGCAATGGAGCAGAGCTTATACTATCCAGGATTATATTCAGGTACTACTGACTTAATTGGTTTACACGAAGATATCCCTGCAGTGTGCGACCACAAACAGACAAATAAACCCAAGAAGGGCGAGTGGGTTGAAGATTACTATATGCAGTTGATGGCTTATATATTAGCACATAATGAAGTATATGGCACTGACATCCGTAAGGGTGTAATTTTTATGGCTGTAAAACCGCCAGAAATATCTCCGGGTATATTTGGCGAGTCTCAATATCAAGAATTCCGCTTAGATCCTAAAGACTTTAATATGTGGCAGGATCGTTGGCTTACTAAGGTAGAAGAATACTACGCCCTAAACAAACAAGGCTAAAAGCAAATAGCCTTCAAGTAAGATAAATACCCTACATAGGGAGCAGTCATGGCGAAAGTACAAATTTCTAAAATCAGAGTTCGTAGAGGGCAAGAACTTCAAACAGGTATTCCACAATTAGATTCGGGAGAATTTGGTTGGGCGGAAGATACTGAACACTTATATATCGGTAAGCGTATTGCTGAAGGTGCTGTTGACGACAATAATTCTAGAATCTTAACTGAAAACGATCTTAATAACATATTTTCGTTGATAGGTAGTGGTACTGCTATTGCCTCCACAAGCTCATATCAATATCGAGAGAGTGTACCTTATATACACTCAACATCATCTACTATTGCTATTAAATTAGACAACTGGGTAAGTCTAACAGACTACGGAGTTGTTGAAACTTCAACCGCTACAGATATTACTTTAGAATTTCAAGCTGCAATAAACGATTTGTACTTTCAAGGTCTAGTGTCTGGGGAAGGCACATTTGCTCGTGCAGATGCTCGTCGCAGATTAATTATCCCAGCAGGTAATTATATTGTATCAGAACAAATTCCACTACCTCCGTACACTAGTCTAATAGGCGAAGGCCCCGGACTAACTACAATTACATTTGACCCATCTGGAGAACAAACAGCATTGTTTACTACAGTGGACGCAATTGGTAATAACTTTGTAGTGGGGTCTGGAGCACTGCCATATAACCCAGCTATTAATAACGACCTCGGTGCCCGCGAAATTCACATTGAAGGCATGACTTTACAATATCGTGAGCGCAACGGAATTAATTGGCCATTAGTTTCATTACAAGAAGTAGCAGATGTTAACATTCGTAATGTACATTTTACTACACAAAATCTATCAACACTTACTAATTACGGTGTTGCTATTGAAATCAGAAGTAGCACAGTATCGGATCTAGAAATTGCTCCTTCGGGAAATATTTCTATTGAAAAATGTAAGTTTGAAAATTTAAACGCAGCCATTACACAATATACAGGAACAGTAAATAGATTCTTTATCAATAATAATGTGTTTGATAATTTACAATCTGGAATTAGCATGTGGTCTCCGGATGTTGCATCCCCTGGAATTAGTAATGGTGTCATTGATAGCAACCGTTTTGAAGCAATTACAGGACAGGCTATTGTAATTGGAACGTCAACTTACTCAGTTCATGCAGGAAATACTATAAGTTCTAATAATACATTTAAAAATGTAAGTAATGGTATTGGCAACACAGACGGCACTGTTACACCTGGATTTTCTAGTGCCGGTCCTATCATCACATTTAACTCTTATGGTAATAGCTCGATTAACGATAAATTTAGTCGCAAAGATGTCATGGCAACAATTGACAACGGTGCTAACATTTATTACAATCCGTTAGTATTAGGTCGCACAGAAATAGCAGATGCATCTACAACTAATATAGAGCTATTTGGAGTTGGCGATACAGCAATACTCAAAATACCTACTACAGGATATGATCAAAATCTTTCCTTAGAATACAGCATGGTAGATCTTAATGGAACACAATATTCAAGAAAAGGAAGATTAGTAGTTAACATTACAGGAACCGATAGTGTTGGATCAGTTAGCGATTATTATAATTTTTCAGTTAACGCAGACTACGAAGATCCTACCTTTTATGTAGATTCAAATTATATTATTATGCCAAAAATCTCGTCGGAAAAAGTTATCCGAATCAAGG